CAGCGGAGGTGACGCCGTTCCACTTGTCTGCCGTGCCGGTCTTGACCGTGGAAATCTGGCGGAACGGGTTAGCCGAGCCAGAGTTCGTCAGGATCACAGTCGGGTCGAGCAGGAAGGGGATGGTGAAACCACCGTTTGCGCCGGTGTTGCTCAGCGCGGCACGCATCGCCTCGCGCTCTTCACCATCGAGGAGGCCCATGCCCATCTCAGGGTTGCGGAGAACCTTCTCGAAGGCCGAGCGGTAGGCGGGCGAGCCGGTGAGCAGGATGTGACGAGCGATGCTCGCGTCACCCTCAGCCAGTCCGGTGGCGTGGTCACGCTGCGCGTCGTTGAAGCCACGAGCCTGGATCGACTCGATGGCGGTGGCGGCGCGGGCGATGACGTCGCTGTCGCTGGCCCGGTTGACGTTCTCCAGGCCCTCGAAGGCGTCGCGCTTGACGTGAACGTTCGGCGCGGAGAACCCGGCCTCGCGGATCACGGTCGTGTCAGCGGCGTTGACGCGGGCCAACTTCTCGGCACGCATGGCAACGTCGGCGCGGAGGGTGTCGAGTTCACGAACGGCCTCGTCAGCCTCGGTGATGGCCGCATCGAAGCGAGCGGTCTGCTCGTCCGTGGGCTCGGTGATGGCGTCAAGCTCAGCGATCTCTGCGCGCAGCGCGTCGACCTTCTCAGCCAGCGCCTCAATCTTGTGAGACATCTAGATCAGTCCAATCTCCCGCGCCTTCAAGCGCAGGGAACGGTGAATGGCGGATGCGTCACGAGTGGCGCTGGCCGGCTCGTTGACGGGTGTAACGATCTGCTCCGGCTGACCGTCGTCAGTGGTGGCAGGAATCTGGGTGAGGTCGCGCAGATCGAACGCGCGGACCAGGGCCTCAATCGCGTCGTCGGGCAGTTCCCCGACGTCGGAGAGGGCGGCACGAATGGCGGTGATGCGGGCGGTGTCGTAGGCCGGGAAGGTCACCAGCGACGCTTCGCGCAACTTCACCTCGGTGCGGACAGTCACCCCGCCGCGCTTCTCGGCCTTGATGCCGGAGAATCCGACGCTGAACGAGTCGATCACGCCGTCGTTGACGAGTTCGAGGGCTTGGTCACCACGGGCCACAGCGGAGACTTGGAACTCCCCGTAAAGGCCGGAGTCGCGCTCTTCGAGGAACGTCGCGCGTCCGATGGGCTCCAGTGAGTTGTGCTGGTACAGCAACTTCACGCGGTCGCCACGGTCGCTGATCGTCTTGGAGAACGACCCGCGCTGAAACGACTCCATGTACGGAGCGCCACCATCGGAGACGCGGGCCGGGGTGTCGAAGGGAACGATGATTCCCGCGATGGTGCGGCCCGTCCGATCAGCACGAACGGCCTCACCCGCGAAAGCGCGGATCAGGTTCTCGGTCATTGAGTCGGACCTTTCGAGGGGGGGACCGTTCCACCGGGGTACAACTGGACGGACAGCGCGCCCGTGTGCTTCAGCAGGGACTCATCACCGGCCAGGACAGCCGACACAGCGGACTCGGGGGTGAACCCGGACATCAGGTAAGAGGCGAGAGTGGAGGCGCGGGTCGCCATCGCGTCGGCGCGCTCAGTCTCGGCGTCCTGAAGGGCGGCGATGTCGGACACGTCGAACCACAGTTCGGCACCCTCGGGGGGCGGGCAGACCGTCTCCAGCGCGGCGCAGAACGACCGCCAATGCGACCGCATGAACCCCGAGCCAAACGCCTTGAACGCCTCGCGGTAGTTCGCGTAACCACCAGCCTCGATGCCGACCTGGAGGCCGACGACCTGCGGCGGGACCGATGCGGCGGCGGCGATGCGCGCCTCACCCGCAGCCTGAACAGCGGTGAAGGACATCTGCTCGAACGAGTTGCCGACCACGGTGAGGTCAGCGCCGTCGTCCAAGATCATGGTCTTGTCGCCGGACGATCCGCCGTAGCGCGCGTCGAAGCGGTTCTTCAACCGCGCGAACGACTCAGGCGTGAGGGTCTTGGCGTACTTGATGACGAGGTTCGGCGTCGCGGCGTTCTCGAAGAAGCGCGTCTTGTGGTCCGTCATGGCGATGTCGTTGTTGACCTCGCGCACGATGGGCGTCAGGACCGCCATGCCCCGGTACTCCGCCAGCGGGTCGGGGATCGGTGTCCAGTGGGCGACCTCGTAAGGCTCCATCCACTGCTCTTCGTAACTCTCGCGGCGGTAGGTGTAGCCCATCAGTTCGGTGCGGCCCGTCTCGTTGTCCACGACGGTGCAGATCGTCACGCGGTCAGGGCGCAGGCGCTCCAGCTGACCGTTGACCTTGCGGGCGAAGAAGTTGCCTGACAGGAACACGTCCTGCTCAGCGCGGGCCAGGAGGTCGCCGGTTGATCCGTTCGTCCACGGATTCTCAAGGATCGCCAGGTCTTGATTGCCATACAGCCGCTTATCCGCGAGGTTGCGCCACTTGAATCGCGCCTCGGTGAACAGGTTCAGTCGGGCGTTCAGGACCGCGAACACGATCCCGTTCCCGCCGTAGCCGTCCATCGCCCACGACACGAAGTCGTCGCCCACGCGCTCGGTGTTCGGGCCAGAGCCCCACGACTGCTGCACGACCATCGCCCGCTCAGCGGCAGGGTCGGTCTTGCGGATGCGGTCAATCAGCCTCATGCGCCGTCCTCACGAATCAGGGCGAAGCCGACGAGGGCAGCACCGGCCACGATCAGGGCCACAGGGATGGACAGCAGAGCGATGCCGGTGACGGCCAGGACTGAGCCAAGCGCCAGGAGGGTCAGGGTCAGCTTCACCGCAGCCCCCTCACAAGAAGTAGATGTCCGGGTCGCCGGAAGGTTCAGTGGTCCCCGCGCCCCATAGCGCGTTAGTCACAGCCACGAGCGGGGTGATGTCGATGGCGACGTGTTGCCGCGCCCATGACGAACCGCCACCGGTCAGGTCACGTTTCTTAGCCCCGGACAACGCCTCGATGAGTGAGGTTTGGCCGAGGTGTACGAGGTCGCCGTTCATCGCCGCGTCCACGAAGATGCCGAACGCCTGGATCACGTCGCGCGTCTTCATCACGCGGTACGGGATCTCCCGCTCATCGAACGCCGGGATCAGAGACCCGGCAGCAGAGGTCGGGTCGATGATGAACTCGCCGCCACGCTCAGCGATCAGGTCAGCAGCGCGGTCCACGATCCAGCCCGTGCCGGCCTTGTGATCGACCACCGCCACCAGCGCCCGACCATCGGCACCACGCGAACCCACGCCGATAGCGGCACGAGCGCGGTCGGGTGAGATGTCGACGGAAAACGTCGGGGACGTGGGCGGTGGGTAGTCCGGGTCGGCCAGTTCGGTGAACGTGTCCAGGGGGATGACGGTCACCTCGGATGCGCGGGCAGGCCAGATGCCCACTCCGAGGCGTTCCACCTGGAAGCCTTCGGCGGTCATCGACCGATGCTCGTTCTCGATGTATTCGGGCGTGATGCGGATGCCTAGGCCGGGGTTAGCCTGCGCCCACAGTTCAGGATTCAGGGCTGCGGCGACAGGATCAGCGGCGAACACTTCGTCATCTGCCGACCACTCCATGTAGGCCAGCGACGGATCGCCACCCTCGAGCGCGCGCTTCCGCACCCGCCCCAACACCCATCCGTGAGCGTGTTCGTTCGCGTTCACGGCGGTGGACACGTACCAAATCTGCGGATTCTTCCGGGCCGAAAGCGTCGGCATCATGGCGTTCATTGACGCCTCGCGCATGTGGAACGCCTCGTCAAGAATCACGCAGTCAGCCGAGAACCCACGGCCCGAGCCAGTGGACCGGGCAACGAACTTCAGCCGCGATCCGTTCTTTAGCTCGATGGCCTCGCGCCCGTTGGTATGAATCACGCGGGCCACTCGAGCGTCAAGGTCCGGGGTGGACTCGATCAACTGAAGGATGCGCTGGAACGCCTCGAGCGCGGTCTTGACTTCGTGCGCCGAGTGCAGGATCAGCCGCTCCTCGAACAGATACAGCCCCGCGAGTTCGCGCGCCTCGAGGATTGACCCCTTGCCATTCTGCCGACTGACCACTAGTCCGACCTCGAAGGCCGACCAGTTGCCGTCCGACTTCTCGCCGAGGGACTGCTCGAGAACGAACTCTTGCCACGGGTCCAGCACAAGGCCGGCAGACGCGGCGATCTCCACAGCCTCACGGCCTGCGGATGAGACGCAATCAGGAACGCTAAGAAGCCGTGGCCTTTGCGCGCCGACGTGAACGCTTGGCGGCGAGATCGTCAACGCTGCTCACCTCCGGCTTCGACTGAGCGGCGATGCGCTCAAGCACGATGGCGAGCTGACGCGCCAGAGGTGCGGCCTCACGGTGCGCGGCAGACTCGAGACGTTCGGCAAGGTGGTCACGCAGCGCGATCAGTTGCGCGTCGTACTGACCCGAGGCGATGGTCTCGGAGAACTGACTTGCCACGACGACCCCCGATCCGGTAGCGCCAGACGGCGAGAAGGTGGGACGACTTGGACCCGTTACACGGACGGCAGCAGGGGACGAGGTTGCCCTCGAGGTTGGTCCCGCCCAACTTGAGCGGGATGACGTGATCGACCGTTTCGCACGGGCCGTCGCAGTAGGTACAGGTGCGGCCTTGCGCGCGCCACTTGTCTAGGAGGTGCTTGCGTCCGAGGGCCGACAGTCCGGGGGCGCTATTCGCGCGGCGGTAGTACGGGTCTCGAGACTTGGATGACCGTCGGCGGCGAACCCGGATGCGCTGCGGGATGACTGGCGGGTTGAGCCTCATTCGCCGGCGGCCCGCGCACGACTTGGAGCAGCAAGCCGTCCACGTGCCATCTGTGCGGCGGAAACTCCTGAACTCGATGCCACACTCCAGGCATTGAGCCTCGCGCCCAACTCGGCGGGCCGGGTTGTCGCCGTAGCCCTGCGGCTCCCTACTGCGGCACGGACGACAGCGAAACTTTCCCTCGGGGAGGGTGCCCTTGCCGCGCCACTTGAGTTCGCCGCAGAGGTTGCACTTGAGATCAGGTCGTCTAGGCATAAGGGCTCCAGGAATGACGGAAGCCCCGCACCTGGAGATACGGGGCTTCCTAGCCCGAGGGATCAGCTCGGGTTGCTTGGTAAGAAAACGTCGCGGGCGTATTTGGAGAC